GGTGTTGTTTTGTTGAAAAGCCTAAATTTGGTTACGAATAAAAGAACACGGTATTAATTTGACATAATGTGATAGATATTGTATAGATAAATAGTCAATGGTTCATATGGAACTTCGGACACGGAATACCCCGTGTCTTTTTTTATGAGTAAACTCTTCACTGATATTTACAATGAAATGGAACTTTCAGAAGAAAGTCAATCTTCTAAACGAGATGCCTACGATACTTTTGAACAACTCTTTCACAATATAGTTAATGATGCGGTATCTGTTGAGGGAAAGTCACAAATATTTGACCCAAAGCTCTCTACAATGATTTTAGAGCGTTCGTATCGAGTCATGTCACAGATGGCACTGGGGAAGGCAAAAGCCATATCAAAAAATGATATGGGAACAGCAACGCTAATGGATTTAATTGTCGATAAGTATGTCAATCCAAATGCTAATGCTCAATTTGATCTTTTAACGAAGTTTAGGATGGTGGATATGTACTCTAATATCTACGGTATTTTCTATACGTTAGTGGATTGGGATGTGAAGCCAAACGGGTACATAGGCCCGGATATATGGCTTCTCCCTATTAGAGATGTGTTTACTCAGGTAGGTGCGTTATCTCTTGAGGATTCAGATCAGGTTATTATCAGAACATGGAAGCCATTATCTTACTTTGAAAACATTGCTAAACAAAAGAGAGAAGGATATAAAAATCTTCCGTCTATTATTGAGCAGTTAAAAAAGAAATCAGGAGATAAACAGGATAAAAGCAGCAACTCAACATCACAAAGAGAAGAAACGGGTAATCCTCAGAGTGATGTACCAAAGCAAAAGGGGTATTTTGAAGTATTAAGCCGTTATGAGAAAGATCGATGGGTGGATTGTGTCGTTGCAACAGAACAAGAATTTAGAGATACAAAAAACATTCACGATGATGGAGAGCTTCCTGTTGTTGCAAAACATTCTATCCCTCTTATTGACGATCCTAGTGGGATGGGGGATATGGAACGGGGAACGTCAATGCAGATGTTGATTAACTCTAACTGGAATTTATACGTTGATGGTATTAAGTTAAGTCAAGCGCCTCCGGTATTAATTAATAAAGATCAGGTAGCAGTTCCTTCTTCTATTCAATATCTTGCAGGAGCAAAATGGATGCTGAGAACAGGTCAGGGTCCAGCAGGAAATGCAGTTTCCCTTCTTCCTCTCAATCCACAGGGTATTAATTCATTCAATAATACCTATAACGTAGCAAACGCAGCACTACAAAACCTATTTGGTACTTCAAATACAGATATATCTAATTCTACAGATTCTAGTCTTGGAAAGACACCGCAAGCGTTAAAGATGCAAAATCAAAGAGAGAATACCAGAGATAATGCTGACCGTTTCTTTATGGAACAGTATTTAAAGAAAGTTTATAAAAAGTTTGTGAATTTAATCGGAAAGAAACAATCATCAGCTATTACTCTTCGATTGTTTGATAAAGAAATTAAAGAGCTATCACGAAGCTACCCTGAGATAGAGGAAATGTACGATCAAAAGACAGGGAAATTGACGATAGATAAAAAACATACAGGATCAACTCTATATGATTATGAAATTGTATCAGGATCGACATTCGCTCTTGACCAAAAGAGTCAACAGGATAATCTTACGAGTCTTTTACAGTTGTTTGTTGCTAATCCTCAAGTCGGCCAACAGCTTATTCAAATGCTCGATCAACAGGGATATACGTTGAAATTAGGAGAATTGTTTAAAAAGATTGTATCAAATTCCGGTGTTCAGGATTGGGATAAGATATTAGTAGAAAAAACGCCACAAGAAATGGCAGATTCCGTTTTGCAACAGGATGCTATGAAGTTGCAACAGATGATAGCACAAATGCAAGCGCAGGGAAGTGGAATGAACCAAGTCCCTCCACAACCACAAGGCCCACCTATGGGGCCACAGGAAACGTCAGGTGCTCCACAGATAGGAGGGCCAATTGGCTAAGACAGCAATACGGCCTGAGTTTTTTGCAAACCTTCCTGTTGAAAAAGCACAGAAGGAAGGATCGGGTATCACTGATGAAGAACGGTTTTTATTCGGCATGAGTGAAACATCAGGGTGGAGAATTTTTTTTCAGAAGAAAGAAGATTTACTTCATGCATTGGATGAGGTGAATGAAGCGGCCATAGCGAATGGATCGCCACGGGAACAGATCGGAGAGAATACCATCGTTATCAGTCAGGTAAAGGGATTACTAAAAAGACTATTTAATATCGTTTTTGATGCAAGGGAGGCTTGTACACATGAACAGCCAACCGGAGGAAAATGAAACTCAAGAGGAAATTAAAGGGGAAGAAGAAGTCCTTGACTTTACGAAGCCATCATTTACGTTCAAACCATCGGGCTATCATTCGTACTGTCAACAAGGATTTTACCTGGTTTGTAAAAGCTGTGAAATCCAACATGCAGTTTGGGTTGGTGCCGAAAAGATTATGGTTGGCGTTACTGAAAAAGGTGAACCTATACTTAAAAAGAGAGTGAGCGTGAACTTGTAGCGATGGTATCGCTATGAGGGTATTCTCACATTGCCTTTAAAGGTGTGTTTACAAAAGGAGGCTTATGGAAGAACCACAAGCCGACGTTAAAGAGATAGCTGGGGAAGAAGCCGGCAGTGATACCTCGTCAGTATCAGAACCAAAAGCAACCGGGGAAGTGGAAACACCATCTGTGGAATCCGAAATAAAAACGGAGGAATCAGAGGAAACGCAATCTGAAACGGTAGAAGCTCCTAAGAAAGGAGCGCAGTCAAGGATTCGGGAACTCAATGCGAAAGCAAAGAGTGCTGAGGAGAAAGCACAGAGTCTTGAGCAGAAACTAGCGGAACTTACAGGTTCAGGAAAGTCTATAGCGCCACAGGCGCCTTATACACCGCAGGTAGATGCAAACGGAGAAGTTAGTCCTGAACAGTACAGAAATCATGTACTAGGTACAGCCCAAGCGATGGTTGATTTAAAGATCAAACAGAGTGAGGCAGTAAACAGGATTAATAACGAAGCAAGAGATATTGTGCAAAAGTATCCTCAACTTGATCCTGATAGCGATCAATTTGATAAAGAGTTATCTGATTCAGTTACTGAAGCAACGGAAAGTTATGTTCGCATGAATCCGTATAGCGCATCACCAAAAAATTTTGTAGAGAGGATGATGAAACCGTACCAACGGTCAGTAGCAAAAGCAGTAGGACAGGAAACAGAGAATATAGCAAAGCAAGTATCTGAATCCGCCACACGTCCTACTTCTGTTACTACAAAAGGTGGGAAATCAGATGAAGAGAAGTCTATAGCCGAGCTTGAAGCAGAGCTAGGGATATCTCAATACTGAACGAACTTTGTGCTTGGGCATCTTGCCTAGAAAGCAACTCTTGAGAAGCTACAGAGTAATCCGAGGGTGACAAGAGAGAATATTAAATTATGGGAGTAGTAGGAGCAGGTATAAGTGGGGCAACAAACCCCAACCTTTCTACGGGTACGTTGGCACCGGGTGTGAAAACGTATTACGAGAAAGTCTTTTTGGCTCGTGCAACATATCCTCTCGTTTTCAAAGAGGGTGCGCAGATGCGTACTCATCCGGTAAACGAAGGACGTACAGTCAATTTTACCCGACATAACGCTATCGGTGTTGTTACAACCCCGATTGGTGAAATGAGCAATCCGGTTACTTGTCCCATTAACCTTTCAACAATATCTATGACTTTGTCTGAGTATGGTATGACGACTAATACATCACGTATTGGTTCTCTCGTATCTATCGATGAAGGAATGAAGGAAACTGTTGGGGCTATGGGCGATAATATGGGGCAGACCCTTAATGCACTTACGGGAGCAGAACTACAGAATGGAACGTCCTTTTTTGGAAACGATCATCATGTAGCTTCTTTCACCGCAGGTGATACGCTCGATGCGTGTGATATCCGCTTAATGGTGAGAACCCTTGAGTTGGCATATACACCTCGTTATGCGGATGGGTTTTATCTTGGTAAAACAGACCCTTATTCAAAGTCTACGCTTATCGCCGACACCACATGGGTGAACGGTAAAACGTATTCTGATATTAAGGATTTGTACAAGGGAGAAATTGGTGAACTCTATGGGGTTCGCTGGTTGTTAAGTCCTTATGTTCTTTCCGGTACAGAAGCAGCGTCAACCGCCTCTTCGACGGTGACACGTTTTTATAGCTTTGTACATGGTAAAGAAGCATTTGGATGTTACGATCTCGAAAAAGACAAGCCAAAACTTTACATACTTCCGAATCAGGTTGATTCTAATTCCCCCGCAGGGAGAATTTCTATCGTATCTTGGGCAGGAAGCTATGCAACGAAATTGCTTAATTCAGGTTGGATTATTGCAGGTCGTTTCGCAGCCGTGTAAGTTGTTTGTGGGGAGGAACTTCAATTACTTCCCACAAATTGAAGTAACAACTTATGAATACAAGAAGTTTTGATTTAGAAGAATTATATAAAACACGTAAGAAGGCGAAGAACGCTTGTGAGCGTGACTTGGTTGATAGATCATTGAATAAGATTATGAGAGAAAATGGTGCGGTAAGAGAACGAAGGGAAAAGTTAATCATGGCG